TACCAACGTACTTGCCCAGTCTTTTTAAGAGGTTCCATACCTTTAAATTGTGATAGCTTAATACTATCTACTAGAGTTTCATCGAATGCGACAAATTCACATTCGTGTTCACGTAAAAAACGTTCAGTCCCCACACGTCCCTTTTCTTCGGATGCCCATTGGTCATCTCTGTCAGGGTGTTGATTCCAAATAGCTTTATATGCTCTAAACCCGTTCACTCCAACATCTGTTTTGTTCCCATACTCATCTAATGTCTTTAGTCCACCTTGCCAAATAAGAGCAAATTGGTCATCATCTAAGTTTGGTGTAGATGTGATAATCGCTTTACCACCTGTAGCAAGTGTAGGAGAGATAGAAGTCCAGAATTCTTTAGCAATCGTAGGTCTTACGAATGCAAATTCGTCTGCATAAAGCAATGAGATAGACAAACCACGCCCAGTGTTCTCTGTAGTAGCTTGTGCAATGATACGTGAACCATTGTCGAACTCAATAGATCCTTTGTTATATGATACAACTCCACATCTGATATAATCTGGACATAATTCATATGCATATCTAATTCTATGCATAATTTCTTGCGCACCTGAATACTTATGTGCTGCAATAAGGATAGTTTGGTCAGGTACAAACATGCCATACCATAACAAGTAGCCAGCCGCTGTGGTAGACTTACCCATCTGACGACCAAGCATTGAAATACTATAGCGATAATTGTGATATGAGTTTACAAGTTCGTCTTGATATAGATATGCTTTATATATCATACTACCTTTAGTAGGATGTTGAATTGTAAAATAATTGTTAAGAAAATAATACGGATCATCGATACACTTACTAAGTTCTAGTAATTGTTCATTGGTATACTCTGTTTTCTGATATGCGCGTTTTGTTAAGTCTGCCATTTTAATTATATACTCACTTAATTGTAAGTATATTTATCAAATAAAAAAGCGCCCCATTGGGACGCTCTTTTAGGGCCGCTCAGTCGGTAGAGCGTTTAATTAATCAACGTATGCTTTGCCGTCATCGCCTTTGTACACATGTACTTCGCCGAATTTGTTTGCGAATGCTGTTAGTTTGTCACCTAGATCACCATAGCCTCTATCCCAGAAGCCTGCGCCGTGTCCGTTACGAGTTAGCCAAAAATCAGTACCGTGCTGTCTTGGATCACCGCCTGTTTTTTGCATTAGCTTTTCTGCTTTAGAAAAAAACAATTCAGCATCTCTTTCCATATTTGCCATTCCTTCAGAACTCCAGTCAATGTGACCATCTTCGAATTCTTCATCATCAGCTAGTTCTTCAGCCGCGCCAATGTATGCAGTAACAAAGTTATCTCTATCTCTGAATGAATCATCTTCATTTAGATCAAAGTCTGCCATTAGTGCTTCATAGATATCATCTTCGTTTACTGAATATTCAAGTGGGTTATCACCTGCGCTTGGCTTTAGTGTTTTCTTTTGACGTGAAATAGAATTAGCCGTTTTCTTTGAGAAGTCATCTAAGTCAAGCTCATCATTTGCTGGTGTTGCTTTATATTCTGTATCCATTTCTTCTTCAACTGCTTCGTCACAACCACATGGTGTTTCGCCGCATCCACATCCGCAATCATCTGCTACTGGAGCAGGAGCTACTTGTGGCATACCTTGACCTGCAAGAGCAAGCATACGAACTAGTTCTTCTGGATACTCTGTACTTGTGTTAGTTGTAGTAATCGCTTTACCGTTGTCTTCTGTTGTTGTTAGATTGAAATGCTTTTTCATTCTTCATCTCCTGAAATAACTGAGTCGCTTGCTTCGTCATCTGATGACATGATGTCTGATGCTTTATCACGTTTTGCTTTTACTGATAATTCATTCTCTACTTCTACTTTGTCGTGATCTTCACGCTTTGAAAGTGACTTTAAGAAGTTGTCTACAAAAGTACGACCATAATGTTTGCCGTTGTCTGACTCATCGCCATATTCTGGAGTGTCAAGTAGTGCTTTCTTATCGCCGTCTTCTTCAACTTCTTCAGTTGGTTCCCAACCTTCTGGGTGTACTGCGATATGCATAATATTCATTTCAAGTAAGTCAGATAGTTGCTGGCGTAGAATGTCTGCTGACATTGGGTATCCAGTAGTAATGTCTACTTTAGAAACTTTTGTGTTCTCTACATCATCAAAGAACATTGGGTTCTTTGTAATTGGTGTTGTTGAAACGCTAGAGATAGTTCTTAGGTCATACTTGCCTAAGAAACGCTCAATACGATTAACATCATTATCTTCTAGTTCTGATGCAAAACGTAGAGTCATCTTGTGTTCATTAACTGATTCTGTTAAATATTCTTTAAAACTTTTCATTGGTGTCTCCAATATATGTGCTATTCTTATTTATCAGAATTGTCAATTTTATTCTGTGCCCGGTCTAGACGCTTCAATAATTCGTTACGATCCAGAACTACCGAGCCTTCAGATTCAATTTCATCATCAATTTTAGACTTTTTATCTTCTTTATCTTGTGCTAAATCAAGTTTTGCTTTTTGTAATTGTAGATTTAGCATTTTTAGCTTTCTATCTACTTTACTATCTTTTGCTTCCATTGCAGTCTTTAGCATTTGATTTGCCGTTTCCATTAGCTTTGCACCAGCATGTACTTCTACATTCATCCCCAATGAAATCAATTCTTCGAATGTACTGATAGCTTTCTGATGAATATCGTCCATGTCTTTGTCATGCTCATTTAGACCTTGAACCATTGGAAGTGATGCATCAATCTTTTCAGTTGTGCTAATCTCGGTTGATAAGATTTCAGTTAAGTCTCTACTTTCTTCAATAGTAGGAGCTTCTTCGACTTTTTCTTCTTCTTCGATTGGATTGATATTAAATGTTTCTTCTAGCTTCTTCGTCATTTCTTCTTCCTCGGCGTTTTTGGCTTAGGCTTTTTAGTGTTCTGATAAATGTCGCCTTCATTGATAACTCTAAATCGCATGCCACGTTTATTTGCCCATTTTGTTGCTGCTTCCCACTTCGCATAGTTCACTACTACTTGTTGTGCTTCTCCGCGTTTTCGTGCAAGATCGGGTCTACTCTGTGCTGCAGGTTTAATCTCTATTAATTCTGCATGTTTCTTGCCGCTACTATCTAAGTATGTCATAATAAAGTCTGGAACATAAGATGTTAACTTGCCGGTTAGTGGGTGCTTGTATGTAATTCTTACTGGTTCACTTGCCCATGCTAAGACATTAGGGTTGTTATCACAAAACTGCATGAAGGTTAATTCCCAGCTACTCCTAAATGTAGGAGCACCTGCCCCTGCATATTTGTCAGGGTTCATTACTTTATATTTACCTTGGTGATATTTACTCATTTAATAATAGCTCTTGCGATGTATTTATTAGGTTCAGATCCGGACGTTGTGCCAGTTTTATAACCAAATCGCAATGCGCTATTAATTAAGAATGAACCTAAATCGTTCAATTTGAATTCGTTTGATAGTTGATCTATCAAGTATGCCGGCGTAACGTTATATTGTTTCGCCACACGTATTATTTCACCTGCATGTTTCTTTGCACGTGATTCTGTGAAACCTTTTTTAACTAACTGAGCTACAATAATATCAATGTTCATTGTTAAAAATCCGGATACTTATTTTTGTTTATTTCATTTACACGTCTTTGTTGTGCCGCTTTTTTTCTACGTTCCTGGTCTGTAGCACCTAAAGTTCTAGGATCTGTATTGAGAAGTCGATTATCTTCTTCTATTCGTGCATCACGTCTTGCTTTACCAGTATTATAATCTTTTAATTCCTGACCAGACACTTCATTGCCCATTGCAATTCTAACTTCAGTTGCGGCAACTTGGTTTTCAGTCATTGACTGCCCAGGAATATATTTCTCGCCGCCTATTGTTACATAATTTTCGCTTTGTGTTTGTGTTTCTGGTTGTGCAGGCCTAACATCAGGATCTTGGGTGCCAATAGACCTAGGCAGTGTATACTGGTCTGCTCCTTGCTGTTTAGTGTCATTTACACCCGCCAGTGGATCAGTAGCTAATGAAGTTGCTTGTTGTTCCGAGCTAATACCCAAATTCATCCAGTTTGGAATTGCTGCTTCAGTTTCCATAGCACCAAATACTACATTCTCTGGTTGTAGTGTTATGTCAATAACTCTGGCTTCGCTAACTGCGTAATCACTATTAGAAAATGTAATAGATGTAATTACTGGATTAACAAGAACAATGCGTTGTGCATGACCACCGTTCTTCTGATCGCCGAACCAGTGATAGATTGTAACAGATGAAAAACTTCTGAATGCATAATCTGCGTCTACTATTTTTCTACCAGAATTTGTAGTAGAATTTAATTCATTTGCAAGTCCGGTATCAACATTCATGTCTTGATTTTTAAAGTAGCGTTTATATAGTTCCTGTGCGAAACTCATTGTAGAGCCGTCTACTTTATCATATAGAGATACACTCACTTCTGGAAATTCAACACGTGTTGGTACATAAATGCGTCTACCGTACTTATCGATTGGTTGTGTTTGTGTTTGAATAGTAATCGGAGATACAGATTTAGCATACGCAGAATATTCTTCTGCATTTTTTCCATCTGTTGTCTTAAATTCTAAGAACCATTGATTGGTTAGCTTTGGAGCAGACGAAATTGCAGATCCTGGTTCCCCACCAAATCCGAATTTCTGTCTAGCTCCGCTGCTATCTCTGATTATATCAGCCATTATTTAAACCTTAGGTTACTATTATTCGCCTAGAGAACCACTGCCGATGCCGCCTGTGAACTGGTTAGCTACTGGCATAATGTTGTCATCTGTGAATACTGCGTTATCATACTGTAGAGTAAGCGAAATAGTTACTGGATCTGAAACTGAGTAATCTGACTGTGAATAATCTGTATTTGTTAGGAAGCAGCCTTCTAACTGCCACTGTTCGATTGGTGCACCTGAGTTACCATCTAGTGTTTCAATTAGCATACCGAACTTATAATTTGAACCTGATGCTGGACCAGTTTGTTCTTTGTGGTTTAGCTGTGTCTGTAGTTGACGACCAACTAGCTTTGTTAGATTGTTTGCTACATCGTCGCGTAGTGTAACTGTTACTGGTTCCCATGTGTGCTTGCCCATCATGTACATACGTGAGTTGTATGAATCTACTGGGATTGACTCGTGTGAAACTTTTGGACGTGTTACATTCATTACCTGACGTGTAAACTCTTGTGGTGCTGGGTTTGTTGAACCACCGAAACCTGTTACTACAACACGAAAACGATAGTTTAGTTTTGGTTGTAGGATACCTGTGCCTGTACCTGTTGAATCTAGTGGTACACCGAATTTGTTTAGTGTTGACATTCTCTTATCTCCTGAAAATAGTTATAAACTATAGTGTTATACAAGTATTTATCTAATATGTACTAAATTAAAGTTGTAGTTAATAAAAAACCCCGCATAAAGCGGGGTTTCTTGTTTGTTTATTAAAGAACTATATTATAGTGTTTCGCCTGTGTTACGAATACGTAGTGGAATATAGATGAATTCAACTGATTTCGCTGGCTGAATTGCAACATCTACCCATAGTTCGTTTCTGTCGATACGTGCTGGTGTGTTATTTGTTTCGTCACATACTACTAAGAAGTCGTATAGACCGCGATTAATAACAAGACCTGAACAGAAACGTTCTACTGCATCACGCATGTTATCACGTGTGATTTTATCATTCTGTTCGAATAAGAAACCACGTGATAGTTGATCAAGATTGAAACGCATGTAGTTAATTAGACGTGCTACGTTAACACGGTCTGTTGCTGATGCATATGCCTGAAGTGTTTTCTGACCATATACTACTAGACCTGTACCTGGCATGTCTGCAATTGGGTTCATTCTGTTCATGTATAGAACGTCACGTTGACCTTCTGTTAGACGTACACGTGAAAATTCATTTTCATCTGTTACATAACCAACTTGTGAAGCATTTGATACAACACCGCGTGTTAGACCTGCTGGCGCAAACCATGGGAATGACACTTGGTCTGAGAAAGCAAATGTGCGTAGTGCAACTGCTGATGCTGGGATTACAACATCGTTACCTGATAAGTCTGTTGATAGACCATGTGGGTAATAAACACCTGCGTATGCATCTGCTGGAAGATTTGAATCTGCCCATGCTTTCATTGATGTCGAGTCTGACTTCAGTGTTAGTGGAGCATCACCAATTACGAATGCTATTTCTTTTTTATCTTTGTTAAGAGCAATCATTTCGTCCATTAGCTCTGGGTAACCAGGTGCTGCAATTAGATTGAAATATGTTGCTTCTGAACGAATGCCA